GACCTTGAGTACCTTGAGTGCCTTGAGTGCCCTGAGCACCCTGAGAACCTTGGCGCCCTTGTGTTCCTTGAAGACCTTGAGTGCCTTGAGTCCCTTGAGTTCCTTGTTGCCCTTGGGTACCTTGAGTTCCTTGTGTTCCTTGAACACCTTGGTCACCCTGAGTACCTTGAGTACCTTGAACACCTTGGTCACCCTGTGTTCCTTGAGTTCCTTGATTACTTAGACCTTGAGTTCCTTGAGTTCCTTGATTACTTAGACCTTGAGTTCCTTGCGTACCTTGAGCACCCTGTGAACCTTGGCGTCCTTGAGTACCCTGAAGACCTTGAGTACCTTGAGTGCCTTGAGTGCCCTGAGCACCCTGAGAACCTTGGCGCCCTTGTGTTCCTTGAAGACCTTGAGTGCCTTGAGTCCCTTGAGTTCCTTGTTGCCCTTGGGTACCTTGAGTACCTTGTTGCCCTTGAGTACCTTGAGTACCTTGTTGACCTTGAGTTCCTTGAGTGCCTTGATTGCTTAGACCTTGAGTACCTTGAGTCCCCTGAGAACCTTGAGTCCCCTGAGAACCTTGAGTCCCTGAAGAACCTTGTACTCCACCACCCTCAATGTTAATAGTAGCAATTCCAGAATTTACAGTTACTGTAGAAATTCCACTTCCACGAAAATCTAATACAGTTGCACCAGTGCCAACAACTCCACCTACTGTATTAATACCAACTCCAGCGATTGATGTTTGCCAGTCAGTATTTCCTTGGTCATCTACAAGTTGCAGTACCTTTCCTGGAGTTCCAAGACTTGTTGGAAGCGTAATTGTATATCCAGTTCCAACTGTATTTGGAGATTTAATATCCACATATCCGGTTTCATTACCATCATAAAGTTTAATTTTTCCGCCGGTAGATCCAACTCCAATAACTTCTGCGTTTTTAAGAATTTGAACTCTGGATAATTCTGCCATTTTATGCTTGTGCCTCCGTCCACCTTAGAGAGATGTCAAGTGTTGCTGACTGGTTGTTTTGGTTTGCAACAATCAGAGCTAAAACTTCTGGACCATCTGGAAAAGTGTTATCTCCACCGATAACAGAATTTTGAACTTCTTTTATTTTTGTTAGGTCAAAGTTTGTTGTTCCAGATAACGATAGGAATCTGAATAAAACTTCACCATCAGTTGGAATATCAGTAAATGTTGTATTATATTGTGCAAATGATGGTTGGAAAACAGTTGTTACACCAACTGTCGTTCTGTTTGCATTGAGCCAGAATCCGGTTCCTCCAACAGAATTACTTGGGTTTAAGATACCGGCAATTTCTACGTTTCTACCAGAAATGTTATTGACCGCTATAGAGTTGAATTGAGTTTGAGAACGATTTATAACTTCTCTTTCACCTAAAGCACCAGGAATTGTATTAGAAACTGATGGTGCTGGACGGAAAAGTAAAACTGTTCTAGTTGTGTTTTGCGGAATAACAATGTTAAATCTTGCCAAACTGAACAAGAATCCAGTATCATCATTAAATTCTCCATCCAAAATAACTGCTGCACCCCAGTGAGAAATAGATGGAGAGCAAGTCGTATTCAATAATATTACACTCGACCCAGTTGGATGATTTTGTGAAGACGATACTCCAATAAAGTTTCTTGTTTGTCCAGAAAGAAATAGATTGTAGTCTGAAGTTGTAGTGACTCCAGTTAAAGTATTTGTGGATGTAGTCAATCCAGTGTATGACATAATTTCATCATAAGAAACTCCACCATTAGTTGAATGAACTAGAACATAATTTTTCTTACCACTGGGTGGATATGGGAATGGAGATACATCATTTAAGACAAGCGATGTGGTAGTAAATCCAGTTGGTTGTGCTAATCTACCAATCGAAGTAAAGTTAGAAACCTCATATCTTGTTGGAAGATTTCCAGACCTCATGTAAGCTTCTGTATTTACATTATTATTTGCAAATCTATGGACCGTTATGAATTCTCCTAGAGGACCACGAATCATATAATCAATAAAACCGGCACCATACCAAGAATACTGCAAAGCATACATTTGCATTTTATTAAGGTCAATTCTATATCCTGATGGACCAGAACCATCTATTCTGTCATAATTAAACTTACTTTGTGGGACTCTCGTATCAATTATCTTTGAAATTTTAACTCCAACCGCACCAACTCCTCTATATTCTGGAGAAGTAGTGAGGGCAGTATCACTATCTATAGATGTGATTAAATATACTTGTCCTCTGATAAGAATTTTTTCACCGACATCTAATTGATCAGTGAATAAAGTATTGGTGCCAATAACAGAGCGAACTCCATTTTCTACTTCAACTGTTCCAGAAATTTGCTGCGTTGAAGAGCGTCTTACTACATATAAATCTTTTCCATCATATTCCCAAAACATTCCATTTGAATCATCAAACATTCCTGCTCTTACTGCACATCCAGTCCATTTGGTAACAGCAAGTCTTCCAGTATCTCCTAAAAGTGCCGGTGTAACTGTTGGAGCACTGGAAGCAATAATTTTAAAAACTTTACTTGAAACTATTTCTTCAACAACATAAGTTCCATTATAATTAGCACTCACTACACCAGTCAATCTAACTGTGGCACCCGGTTGGAGACCATGCTCATCTGATGTTGTAACTGTAATATACGGATTACTATAAGTAAGTAATTCAATGTCATAATTAGGTGCGAGTAGTGCTCCTGTTGAATAGAAAAATCCTTTTCCAGATTGATATCTAAAATATCTTTTTGTTTGCCTTTTTGTTTCCAATCCATGAATGGGATAGAAATTACTAATTCTTACACCACCATCAAATGGTCGGTGAATAAAGTTAGCATCATTTTTACCATATACTGTAAGGTTTCCTGTGCTAATTCCACCAACATTTACTCCAGCATCGAAAACAATTCTAGTTCCTCTGGGAACTTTGTTTACAAAGAAACTTCCTTCATGAACTTGCAATCCTGGAGTTGAGTCCAAAACTGCAATTGGAGACCCAGGAACAAGCCCATGATTCTCAGTAAAATCTACTGTTACAAAAGTTGTCGATCCAACCGCAACTGTTGAAACACCGGCAACGTTGAAAGTAGTTGATCCAAATATACCACCCTTCTTAATCGAAACATTAGTTGTGTATATTGTCCCAGCTGTGATAAATCCCTTTGCCTTGTAAGTAAACGATGTACTACCATTTGAGGTTGTAACGAGAAAGATGCCTTCCGCAAGTTCATTCAATGTTCCTAAAACCGAAACTGGAGTGTCAATTGATATCGCTTCACCAGCAGAAACTGTAACGGTAATATTTGAGAATCCTGCGGCACCATCAGATACAATATTAGATACTGTTAAAGGTAAACTGGGAAGTTCAAAGAATGAAGGTATATTCCGATTTAAACCAACACCCTGCCACTTAGTATCCTGCAAACCATATTCAAAGTCAGCATCAATAAGTGATTGAGGATTTGCAACTCTTATTCTTTCAATTGCATCTGTTCCAAAATCGTAAGGTCTAACTTTTAATCCATGTCTTTCATCATCAATGTAAATAGATAATTCATCATCATCACTCATCGATGTTGTATCATAATCTAAAATAAAGGTACAAACACCATCAATAGAATATGGAAAATCTGGATCTTCACCTAACTCTGGGTGAGTATGACTCTTTGTAAACTTTTTACCAACCTCAAATTGATTAGCAATTACAACTCCTCTGGTTGCGTTATTGATTAAAAGAAGATCATGAAGTTCAATATGGCCAGGAATCTTTACAGTTCTAGCACTGGCATCAAAAACGTATTGTTCCTCCTTTCTTTTTGCCATTGATAACTACACTCCGAATACAATTGCATATGTGACTGGTTCCCCTGCAGGAGCATATGCTACATTTGGAGAATTTGTTGATTTTATTGCTACTCCGAAAAATGCCATTCCTGCTCTTGGTGCCTCTACAAAGTTAATTTTTATTGGGTCTGTTGTCCTATCAGTTCCTCCAGTAATATAAAATCCAGCACTTTGTGTTGGATCTGGTTGTTGGACGACACCACCAACAGAGATAAGCAACCTTGCTGCTCCATCTATTTCACTATTTATAAAGTTGGTTGCTGGGCTTCCAGAAGTAATTGTAAATTGTGTAGTAACTCCATTAAATGAATTTGATATATCATTTAAGATCACAGATTGGTCTGGAACTGATGCAGTAGGACCTATTATTCCTTGAATTCCCTGAAGACCAATAGTTCCTTGAGTACCCTGTGTTCCTTGTGTTCCTTGAGTACCCAGTGTTCCTTGAGTACCTTGGCCAGCAAAAAGACCATCCAATCCTTGAACACCTTGAAGACCCTGAGTACCCTGAGTTCCTTGCGTACCTTGAGTACCCTGAGTTCCTTGTGTTCCTTGGTTAGAAAGTCCCTGGAGACCTTGAGTACCTTGAGTTCCCTGAGTTCCCTGTTGTCCTTGAGTACCTTGGCGTCCTTGAGTTCCTTGTAGACCCTGAGTACCCTGAGTTCCTTGCGTACCTTGAGCACCCTGTGAACCTTGGCGTCCTTGAGTACCCTGAAGACCTTGAGTACCTTGAGTACCTTGAGTACCTTGTTGACCTTGAGTACCTTGGCGTCCTTGAGTACCTTGAGTACCTTGAGTACCCTGAAGACCTTGAGTACCTTGAGTACCTTGAGTTCCCTGACCCGCAAAAAGACCATCTAATCCCTGAACACCTTGAAGACCCTGAAGACCCTGAGTACCTTGAGTACCTTGAGTTCCTTGAGTTCCCTGCTGTCCTTGAGTACCTTGTGTTCCCTGTTGTCCTTGAGTTCCCTGAGTGCCTTGTGTCCCTTGAGTACCTTGGGTACCTTGGCGTCCTTGTGTTCCCTGAAGACCTTGAAGACCTTGAGTACCTTGGGTTCCTTGTGTTCCTTGAGTACCTTGTCCAGCAAAAAGACCATCTCTTCCCTGAACACCTTGAAGACCCTGAACACCTTGAAGTCCTTGAAGTCCCTGAACACCATTAGCATATCCAACCCATTGCTGCCTATCCTGACTCCAAATGTAAGTACTTTCCGGAGTTGTAAAGATTTGATTTGGAAATGGTGAACTAGGAAAATCTATTGCCATTTTTCAGGGTTCTTATCTAAGTATTTATTGAATTTAAGGAACAATGACTGTTGATAATGATCCACCATTATCAACAATCAATCTAAATTTCGTTCCATTAGGAGATGTTAAGACAACTCCGATGCTGGTATTAATACCAACGTTAACATCTGAATTAAAAGTAGAAACACCAGTAACTAATGCAGTACCCTGAACAGTAAGTTTTGAAACTGGATTTGTGGTTCCAATACCAACATTACTCAACGTGTGAATTCCCACGCTAGTAGGAATCCAACTATTAGTTATATTCTGAGGAATTCCTCCTGATGGTGATGCATCAACCCACTGAGAACTATTTCCATCATTATAATAAATGAAGGTTCTGCCGATTGTACTATCATACCAAAGGTTACCATCAGATGGATTTGGTGGTGGAGTATCGGAAATGGTAATCGCTGCATTACCACCTCCACCTCCAGTAATGAATTCAAACTTTCTTAGTGAATGATTATAACTTAATACCTTACCATCATAGGCAGCAGCATTTGTTGCGATACCAACAATGTCATCAAGATATTTTAATTGAGTTTCTCCACCACCACCTACTGTAGAAAGTTGTTGCTGAATTCTGTTTAAGAATAATCTGTAATGACTTTCTAATTCCTGCTTTGTTACAAAACTCTGGTCAAGAGGAGTTAATGGGTCTGAATTTTTAGTATTTGGATCTATGCTTGTTAGACCTTCTTTAATAACACCACTTACTACTTCATCAGGATTTATAGAAGAATAAAGTTCTTCTATCCTATTAATTTTCTTTTCAAGTTGACGAATGTTATTATCAAAATCTCCAACAGGAATTTTTCTCAGTTCAGATAAAACTTCTTCCCGAAGATTAATAACTCTTAAATGATGTTGCTGTAAATATTCATCGACCCTATAAATACGTTCTTCATTTAAATCAATATCATTTTTGATAACATCAATTTCAGAAGAAATTTCTTCAGTCTTTTTATAGAATTGCTTTTCTGATATGAGTAGATCAGATTTTACATCAGAAATTTTATATTCTAATTCCTTTTTCTTTTCTTCAATATTTTCATTTACTAATTCAATAGTACCATGAATTTCATCTGAAAAATTTTCAAACTTTTTTTCAAGATTGTCAAAATTTTCTAATAGATTTTCTTCAACGTGAGATATTTCGTTAACTGCACCTTGTAAGTTTAAAAAGTTTTCTTGAAGTCTCTCAAAATTATCAGTTAAACTAACTTCTACATTAGTTATGATTTTTTTATATTGGGGTATATCATTGGTAATGAGATTGGAAACAACTTCATTAATATCAGAAGTTATTCTTTTAAATTCATTTAGGTCACGACGATTAATACCATTTAATTGGTTTTTAATCTGCGTAAAATTTTCATCGATTACAAGTATCTGAGATAATATTCCATTTTCAAGATCGCTTTTCGATGCCTTCTCGCTTAGTTCATCACGGAATTCTTCAATACTTTCAGTTAAAACATCAATTTTTTCTAAATTCTTTTTAAAAGATGTAAAAGAACTGAATACATCAGTGTTTTCTCCCTGCAACTTTTGACCAATAGAAGCTGACAAAGGATTATAATCCTCCACTAAATTATTTTTAATTACTTCTGAGGGTTTCTTAAGTGCCACTATTATAACAATTTACTGTATAAGAGTATTTATTATACTCCAAATTCTTCTATTTTGTCTAGAACTTTATTTAAATATTGATTTGCTAATGCTTTTGGATCAGAAGTCCAAGTTATAGGTTCATCATGTAATTGTTTCTTTATCTTGAGAACTTCGACTTTAATTTTATCTTTAGTAAGTTGCCCTCTTGGCATAAAATAAAAAAACTCTGCTTCCATATTTAGAAGCAGAGTTTAAGTATTATTGTTTATTATATCAAACTGATGTGGTTTCCCTAACAGTTGATTTTACATATTCAAGAACTGCTTCTGGAGTTGATGCCTCATAAGGATCGGCAGGAGCATTATCTTGCCTTCCTGCTTCCTCAAAAAGTTTCTCAATAATTCCATTATCTACCACAGCAGCATATCGCCAAGAACGCTCACCAAAACCAAGATTGGTCTTGGCAACGAGTTGACCCATAGAACGAGTGAAGTAAGCGTTGCCATCGGGAATAAGTTTTACGTGTTGAATGTTTTGGTCTTGTGCCCAGGCATTCATTACAAAACCATCATTAACCGAGATGCAATAAATTTCATCAATCCCAAGTGCTTTAAATTCATTAAACTTCTCTTCAAATCCTGGAAGTTGATATGCACTACATGTAGGAGTGAACGCACCAGGAAGTGAGAAAATCACTACACGCTTGTTGTTAAAGAGTTCGGTGGAGGTGCGAGTTACGAATTCACCTGCCTCACGGAAAATAAATTCTACTTGAGGAATTTGATAACCTTCTCTACGCATAGTTCCCTCCATCAGAATACTCCAGGAATCACTTGACCAGTTGTAAGATAAGTACCAACAGCAATTACAAAACCAAGCATAGCAAGTCTGCCATTCCAACGTTCTGCAGTTTCAGTAAAAATTTTATCCATTAGTTTTCTCCTTGATAAAGGTGATGTTGTTTAAGTTCAGGATTTGGTTGGGAAAAAACCATGGGATTTCTGGTTTTATTTTTGATGACGATAAATGCATCATTCTGATAAGTTACAGTTCCAAATGGTTTTGCCCACTTTGCATTAGCCTCTGGATGAGTTGCGGTTCCTGTTACCGCTACACCACCGATTTCTACAGAGAGTTCATCGCTAGTATCCCATCCAAGTTTTTCAAGAGCAATAGCAAATTGCCCAAGCATTCCAGCACTCACAGGTTTTCCTCCTGTTGAGTGAGAATCACACAATCGCTAGTAGGATAAGCAACACAAGTAAGAACAAATCCTTCTTCCATTTGCTCATCATCTAAGAAAGACTGTTCACTATTGTCCACAGTGCCACTGACAAGTTTGCCAGCACACGTAGAACAAGCACCAGCACGACAAGAATAAGGAAGGTCAATTCCCGCCTCGTCTGCTGCCTCAAGAATATATTGGTCATCAGGGCACTCAAAAGTATTTTCAGTGCCGTCAGGAGATTGAAGAGTGACTTGATAGGTTGCCATAAATTTTAGTAAGTTTCAGCAAGTTGTTCTACAGAATAGCATAGAAGCACAAAAAATGCAACTGAGGTGATAGTCCAGAGTACTTCAGTCATCAGAAGACACCGAAGAAGAAGTTGCCAGTGAAAGTATAAGAAATAATCCCAGCAACAAAACCGACCATTGCCCAGCGTCCATTTGCCTTCTCCGCTCTTTCTGCATGTGTTTCAAGTGCATAACGCTCAGCATCTGCTTGAGACACATACATTTGAGGCTCTTTAGCGAACATGTTCATTTGTCCACGTTCATTAGTTGTTACAGTCATAATAGATTTGTAAAGAACTGTTACAGAATTATATAGCAAAAACAAAGGGGCGTCAAGCCCCTTTGTCATGATTTTAAAACACAATGAGTATAAATTACTACTACTTACCTTCAAATCCAGGTGGCAATCTCCCCAGGTATGGATTGTAATCAAACAAGTTTGTAAAATTTTCTACCTTATTAGATTCATTTATCCAGTAATTCCAAAGACCTTCATGACTACTTCTATGAAATACATCAATATGAATGTCATGAATTGATGATCCCAATTCGATCTTATAAAGAAATAGTGGTATAGAAAAAGTATTTCCAGAATTATAAATTAAATCATCAGCAACTGCTCTTGGTTTAACACCTTGGTCTAATTTATATTTACCATCTCTACAATGAAAATTAACAAGTTTTTGAGCGTGATGGCGAGTGATTAGATAACAAGCTGTGGAAAAATCATTTACAAAACGATGATGTAATTGTACATGTACTGAAGCAGGATTAATAATTGCCAACTGAACTACATCATAGTCATATGGAATTTTAGAGTAAAAATCTTTCCAACTAAATGGCCAGTGTTTAACTACTTCCAGATCACAATCATCTTCCATAATTAATGCACACGGTGCATCAGAATTTTCCAAGAAATATTCCAGTGTTTTTAAATGAGATGTGACACACCCAACTTCACCAGACGACATATTATCTGGATATCTACCCTTAATAATATCACTCAAGTCATCTTCCCTACCATCATAAGCAGAGATGCGAGTATAGTTCTCAATTTCCCAAAAGGCAAATTGATCTTCCATATATTTCTTTCTTTCTGGTTGCCCATCAAGATTAAGATAATAGATGTGAGGAAGACCTCTAAGTTTATATGATGCTTTATTTTTGTCCATTATTATACAGGATGGTATTGAATTTTAGTTGTGCGATACTCTTCTACGACTTCCCCAATATAATCAATCATTTCATCGGTAATTACAGGAGAACATCCAACGAAGAAAACATTGTCAAGAACCTTACAGGCGTTTGGATAATTACTCGCAGATTCTAGATGCTTATATGCAGGATGCATAAGAATATTTCCGGCAAAATAATTACGTGTCTGAATCTTATGAGATTCTAACCACTTAACAAGACCTGGTTTATCATATTCAAATACAATAGGAACTCCAAACCAACTAGTTTCTGCATCTGGTCTTTCATCAATCACACGACAGAAAGGAAGACGTTCAAAAATAGATTGGAGTCTTTCTTTATTATGACGACGCTTCTCATGAACTTCTTCAACTTTAGTTAATTGAACTTGTCCAATTGCACCTTGAAGGTCTGCTGGTTTAAGATTATATCCAATGTTACCAAAGACATATTTGTGGTCTACAATTTCACTGTATCCCTCTAACCAATAATCAAATCGCTTTCCACATACACCACACTCAAGAAGATTCTGAGCACCAACACAATAACAGTCACGCCCCCACCAGGCGAAACTGCGAGCAATGTCTACAATTTCTTTGATGTTAGAAGATACCATACCTCCTTCAATCGTGGAGATATGGTGAGCAGGATAAAATGAGCAAGAAGCGGCAACTGCATTTTTTGTGAGATATTCACCTTTCCACTTGCTTCCCAGACTATCGCAATTATCAGCAATCAGTTTGATATTGTAACGATTACAAATATCAAGCATTGCATCGTAGTCATAAGGATTGCCCAGAACTGGCGAAGAAAATACTGCACGAGTTCTTGTGGTAATCTTATCTTTAATTTGATCTAAATCCCAATTCAAATCATCATAACTAATATCAACAAATACTGGTTTTAGATTGTTCTGAATAATCGGATTAATTGTTGTAGGAAATCCACAGACACAAACAATAATTTCATCACCATCTTGCCAACCAAAATATTTTTTCAGTGCGGCAATCATCACAAGATTAGCGGAACTACCAGAGTTCACCATTACCGAATGCTCAAATCCAAACTTCTTTGAAAACTGACGCTCAAACTTGTTAACTTCATCTCCAGCAGGCAACCACTTACCAGTCAATAAAGTTGTAATGGCTGCAGTAACTTCCCTCTCATCCCAATAAGGTCCAGAGTAATAGATATTACTTTTACCCTTTTCATAATTATTATTACAAATATATGGGAAAAGTTTTTCACCCTTCTCCTGAAGGTTAGAAATCAAAGATGAAACTTCTTGTTCTACTGACATAGTTCTTGAATAATTTGTTCATTGCTAATGTTCCGAGTAAATCCAAGTCTATTCAACTTAGTAGTGTCCATCCAAAAGTCTTTTGCCTGAACAATTTTATGAAACTCGGGTGCTTCTTTGCTTTTGATTTTTGAGGTAGATCCCAAATACTCTTTTGCTGTTTCTATTATAGCAGAGATTGGTGTTGCTTGTCCACTTCCGATATTATATATTTCATTAAATTTACCCTCTCTGCAGACTAAATCAATGGCACGACAAACATCATCAACGTGCATAATATCTCTTATCGGGGTTCCATCATCATAGAGATACACATCCTCATTCTTTTTAAGAAGGTCTATCATATAACTTAGTGCATTCTTCTTGGCACTGACTTTACCATCACCATTACCCATAACATTACAGAGTCTAAGTATTCTATACTTAACCCCATAAGTTTTACAAAAAGAAATCAAAAGATCTTCTGCTGCCTTTTTTGTGATTGAATAAAATCCTGTGGGATTGCAGTAGTATTCTTCTTTTGCTGGTAATTTAGTTTCCCCGTAAACAAACCAAGAACTAATAAAATTGAAAATAAAATTAGAATCTCTACAAAAATCCAAAACTTCACAGAGAACTTTAAGATTGGTTTCAACATCTAGAGTAATATTATTGTGAACGTTGTAGTTGTCTACAGTAGAAATAAAATAAATTATTTGATTAGTATTTGGTTTCCTCTCATCACGTTCTTGCAGAACTACATCATTAGAAAAAAGTCGGCAGAAATTTCCACCGACAAATCCTGTTCCACCATAAATGGAATAACTCATATAACTGTCCACCTAGGTGGCAAAAGATCTTTAGTAGTTTTATGTTGATTACTTGGACCAAACCAAACATTAGGTGCAACTACTTTATTAGATTGAGATAACCACGCACCCCACCAACTGAAAGAACTATTAGCGATAATATGACCCTTACACAAAGTCATAAGGCACATATCAACAGAATTAGGATTCTTCTCAGCAATCATAAATCTGTCTGGAGCAAAAAGTTCTTGCTGCTGACACCACTCTTGGTCATCAGTAAAAATAATTACAGTGGCATCTTCTGGGAAATGACTGAGTGCCTTTTCATAATACTTAATGCTCAAGGCAGTATGATTTGGATCAGTTGTGTAATCAGTACGTCTAACATGTAGAGATACTGCATCACCAACTCCCATCATCATGTCACGACATGGTTCTAGAATATGAGATCTAAAAGTAAAATCTTCTCTTATACTATCAGCAATATTTTGGAAATATTTTTCACTTTGAAAAAATCCCCATAAAGATACATCATTCGGACATTGCATGAAAAGCAATTCATCAAATTCAAAATGCTTTTCTTTAGCTATAGGTGCGTATCCACCATCAAGATATTTAATATTATTTCTCTGCAAATTCGGCAATTCAAAAACTTCAAATAACTGATGTTCTTGCCAAAGATCACTAAATGCAGAAGGTGCAACACCAAAATCATATCCACGATTTGCAGCAATACCTCTCAATGAGGCATACTGAAACATTTGATTTCCAAGTCTTCCAAGTTTTCCTAAATGATTAAATGCCAGCATCAGTCTTTCTCCGTTTTACATAAGGTTGATTGTCATAATAACTTTTTATCATATCAGATTTTTGCTCTCTCATCCATTGCCAAAGATTATGATTTTGTTGGAACTTTGGATTATGATAGTGTGAGTTATGTGTTCTACCGTGTTCAAAGTGCCAAATTGGTCCATCAATTCTACCAACTCTATACCCTAAAGCATTGAATCTGAAATAAAATTCACAATCTTCCGCACCCCAAGAAAGGAATGCTTCATTCCACATATACCCTTCTATAACTTTTTTACGGTTATAAAACTGAGTCCAACCAATTGTAGATGCTTCAGTTCTACATTGAGGCATAATAAAATCAATATCAAAATCTTTTTCTAAAAACTCCTGAAAAAGAGTTTCATAATTATTAACTTGATATTGGTAAACGCCACATCCATATGGATAAACAACATCACACCTATCCATTTTAATTAATTGGTATGCCATGCTATGACTTTGTAATGGATAGATTACATCAACGTCATGACTAACAACAATTTCAGTATCTGCTTCAATAATCAAGTCATTCAAATAGCGAGTTTTATGAAAAATATCTTCACTATTTTCCTCAAAAATATGTCTTAGATTATCTGTAGGAGCATACTTTTGAATTAATGGCAGAGCATGTTCAGAGAATACTGATTGCTTATCTACTTCTTTTACCAATACTTTAGCATCAGGAATATTTTTTAAAATATAAGAAACTGAAGTAACAACATTCCTAAGTCTATCACCACTTTCAATTCTAGTTGGCATTATGTAAGTAATATCTTCCATATTAAACCTCCTGCTCAATCCAAGATGATGGGAATAAATCAGTCATAATGTAGTCTTTGTATTGCTCACCAAACCAAGGATTTGGATAAACAATTGGTTGAGTTGGATTTTCTATCAACCATGCACCCCACCAACTCATTGTACTATTTGCAATGATACCACCAGCACACAAAGACATCATACACAAATCATAATAAGGAACTAAAGCTTGTTGTCTACCAAATAATGTATCAGATGTTTGAGGATACTTTTCATTGTACTCCGAGATCATGAATCTATCATCTTTAAACAAATCTTGCTCTTTACACCATTCAATGTCATCAGAAAAAACAAGAACAGGAGAACTTGGATCAAAGTGTTTTAAAGATTTTTCATAATAAGAAATCGGACATATTGGATGAGCATTTTGATTGGCAGCAAAATCACCACGCCGAACATGTATAAAAATAGGATTATCTAATTCATCAACAATCTCTTTACAAGATTCAAGAATTTCCGTTTTAAAAACAAAATCTTTCCTGATAATATCTTTTACATTTGAAAAATATTTTTCCGTAGTAAAATAGTCATGAAGATTTACATTATCTGGGCAGTTGTTAAAAAACTCCTCATCAAAGTGAAACTTTCCTGTAGCAATACTCTGTGCGTCTAAGAGTCCAAAATTATCTTCTTTTACCGAAGACATTTCAAAACAATCAAAGAGACCATAATTAGAATCACCATAACTATCTGGTTTTGGAATCAACCAGTTAAATCCACGATTTTCTGCAATTCCCCGAAGACCAGCGTATTGAAACATCTGATTTCCAAGACGACCATTTGAACCTAGTCGATTATAACTAATTGTCATTCCCCATCTCCAAAATAATTAAGGTAAATAAAATCTTCAAGGACTTCGTATTGTTTTACACGTTCAAGATTATCCACAATAGCATCTATTTTACTATTGTAGATTTCTTCTGAGACATCAAACTCTTCGGTTAAATCAATAATTCCATCCTTGTTAAAGTATTTACCAATGTCAGGAGATCCCATATAAACAGGAATAGTCCCGGTAGCAAAACAGTCCATAATCTTTTCAGTGAAATAAGATTCATAAAATCCGTTTTCAATTACTACAGAAAACATATAGTCACAAAGACCTTCTTCCTTATCACTAATTTCGTTAAATCCACGACCATAAAGATCAACTTGTTCTCCAATCATCTCAACCCATTGAAGACGTTGCCTTTGTCCTTCTGTCATAGTTTTATTAGATGATATCATTGAAATCATCTTTGTCTTTTCATAAATTTTAGGTTCTTTGATCCAAAATCCTTGGGCAGGACACCATTTAAATCTTGAATCAAGTGCAAGAAGTTCTTGATTATGAGTAAAAATTGAATCAAAAGTATCGAGATACAATTTATAATTACTTTTTACTGCATTAACAATTCCAGGTTTAATATACTTTGATTCTAATAGCCAAGCATATTTTTTACCGGATACATTATCATTGAAGGCTGTTGGAATTGTATCATCAACGTAAAAAGAAATTTCAAGAGAAGGGTCCTTTACCCACTCAATATACTTAGATTCCTTTCCGTGAACAGAATACCCTTTGTTTCCGCCAGTTAAATGAGTGAAAGTGTCACTCATTAGATTAAACTTTTTCTTCATTGCTCGTATACTTTAATAGAAAGGTCATGAAAATGTTGATTCATAAAATTAATAGAAGTAATAAAATAATTTTATCCATTATTCAAAACAGATGATAAGATATTAATATTTTGAGGAAATTCTGTTACCAAAGAATGTTTTTTAGCAGTTTCTAGTGAAGGATAATAAATTAATCCATGAAAAGGTTCAGTATCTAAAATTGCATTCTGAGATCCAATATATGGATCTGGGACATTAATTATTTGCTTTGATACTTCATCACTTTCTAAATCATACAAATAATCAACGAAAAGATCGGGATTATCAATATCATGCTTACCGTATGGCCAAAGATGGGGATAATATGTTTTCTCCAATATTTGAGTAACATGTGTAGATATTTCTGTAGCCATATTTGCTTCACAAGAATCATATCCAAGATTTATTTTATTACCAACTTGAACCCCAACATAATTAACTGCGGTACATTGATCGGCTATACTCAGTTCACCGTCCCAAGTATTTTGAAATTGCCAATCAATCTTATTTAAACATTCTGTTTTAGCAAACCAGAATGGAGCTTTCAGATGTGGAGGATGAGGATATTTTTTATTTCCATACTTTCCATGAAGAATTTGACTTGCACCAAATCCAATTTTTTCATGTACACTTAGAACATCTACAATACTCTTTAACCAATTATCTCTTTTAAGAACTACATCATCTGAAATAAAAATAAAATATTCATAATCATCTCTATACTTATAAAAGAAATGCCTGTACGCACCAAAAGCTAAGTGCGGTACATCATTTCCATTTATTATTTTATTTTCTAATATTAGACTTCCATCAATATTTTCAATGTTATTAGGAACACCCATGAAATTTCTGTGAACAAAAATTAAATCATGAGGATATCCAGATTTGCAATTTAAATAGGACTTCCAAAATAATTCTTCAAGTTTTTGTCCACATAAAAGTATAACTGCAACTTTTTTCATTTTTTATATGCTTTAATAGAATTGATTAATCCATTTTCATTAAAAGAAATAATGTCAACCACTTCTAAAATTTCATTTTGATTTATTACAATCAAAATTTCAACAGCAAAAGTATCCTCATTGTCGAAATAAAAGTTAACTGGTTTTGCAGTAATGGATTGAACAGAATCAAAAATCTTCTGATTTGCTTTTAAAACATCACTCTTACCAAACTCCATGATTTCCCAATCAGAAAGTCTAATATCATCCGAAAACATTTCAGATAATCCGTCAATGTCTTTATTAGAAAATTTTTGAAAATAACTAATTAGTTTTTCTTTCATACTACCTCATATAATTTTTTCTGACAAACTCTTTTGCTGGACAATTTTTTTTATAATTAAATCTTTTAATGCTAAAATATCCAGCATTTCTTTTTTCAATTATTTGTTCAGGAAAAGTAATTTGATTTTTTAAGGAACGATTAGAGGGGTCATAAGTTCCAAAATGAGCTGGAAATTCCCATGATTGTCCGGACATGAGAGCCATATAACCAGGGAATATACTAATCATATCTTGATTATAATATGTCTCCACGCAAAAGTCAACATTCTCTTTTGCCAAAAGCATCGCTTCAGTGGTAAGAGTTAAACACTCCCAATTAGATGGCATCGGTGTTTTAATCCCATAAACTTTATATAAATCTTTTGGATCCCAACGTCCATAAGGTTGTTCAAGAGGAAAACCTATAATAGTTTTATCCATGTCTTTTCCAGTATAAAGATCATCCCAGTTTTCTGTATTATAAAACTGAACATAATTTACACCTTTTTCAAATTTAATTTGATTCACAAAATATTGATTAGCGGATACTAAACAAAAGTGATCGAATGATTTTATTTCTTCTACAGATAATTCATTAAGTATTTTAACGTATACACCAAAGATAAAATCAGATTGATTGAGAGTACCTGGAATATGATGAACTCTTACCTTTGGGTGAATTATATTTGGATGGTTAGCAATAAAATCACAATCATTATGAAAATATTCTATATTTTCAATCATGTCCTCAAGGTCATCTACATCATGAACTGTAGAATGTGCGAATATAATAAAGCAACAGCGACTCATAATTTATTCCTTAATCATTAATAATTGTTCAATAGCAAGTTCATCTGGTTCATCAAATGCTCTATCTTTTTGCATCATTAAATGAACAGAGGAATATTTGTTCATGGAAAAATTATATTTTTCACGAATTCTCATAGACCACTCAACATCTTCACTTTGACCCCAAAGTAAATCTTCATTTAGTGGAAACTCAGTCATTACATCTTTTTTACCAACCCAGTAAGCACCAGAAAAATAAAGATACTTAGAAAGATGTGTCATATCGTAAGGAAGTAAACATCCTCTCTGACGAGTTACAATACCATCAACAAAATTATTATTATGAGGCCAGATACACCAATCACGATATCTTGTTCCGTCAGGTTGAATTAAGCGATTCATACAAACCTTATAATCATCACCATACTTTAACCATCCAGAATACCAATCCGGGTCATAATAAAGATAGTCATGAGAATAGACAATATTCTCATACTTAGCATTTTCAGTAATTAAATTCTTTTTCTTTGTAATCCATGCTTTTCTTTGAGTTTCATCAAATGGAATAATTTTTGTCCTATTCCTAGAAACTGAACTATTGCCAATGATTAAAATTTCATATTCTGGTATATTAAGTTGCTCTATACTATCAATAACAAGATGGACACGATTGTCCATCGTACCAGAAGTTACTATACCAAAAGTAAAATTCATAAACCCATCCCATGCTTAATATCAACTTCTACCAAGGTTGATGTCGTACCATCATTATCTTGATAGGTAATCTTTGGATTTGCCAAGTAAAACTTAGTGTTATATCTATTTAACACCTGAGAAGAAACCCCATCCGCAGTCCAGAGCAAATCTTTATTGATTTCAAGAATCATCTCTGCACAAGATCTTTTCATGTTCATACTATGAGTATATCCAACGTTTCCACTACCAACTTCCATCAAAAGACTAGAGTATTGACTAGATGATGGGCAATCATATCCTAGGAAAAAAATTCCATAATCACTTGGAAGTTGAGAATAGTATTCTTTTATATTATTAACTGCTGGATAAAATGCACAGTCATCTTCAAGGATTAAAACGTTATCAAGATTTTCATTGACAATTTTTTCACACACCTGATAATGACTCAAAGCACATGCAAGTTGCCCTCTAGTAAGACGAGATCCTAGGTTTCTATATTTTTGTACATCAAGGTCTCCACCATATGCACCATAGAAAAATTCATATTCACATCCATCTAAACGCTCCTCCATATTTTTCATTCTCTGCTGAAAATGGGGAGTGGTTACGACCATAACCTTATCAAATATTTCGTTTAAAATCTTCACTTTAAAATCTCCTCAAAAATATTAATTAAATAATCTATTTTAAAAAGTTCATCATTGTTAGAATATTTTTCTTTCATATAATCCATATAAAGATCATCATCATTATCTATTTCTATTATTCTTTCAATAACTTTTTGATTACTACCATAATCGTGCCAGTTGATAAAACTATTGGTATTAAAATCTTTATGAATTTCCGAATTACCCCAATAAATTGGAATGCTAAAAGCCATCATTGGTTCATAAATTTTTTCCGTAGTATAACCAATTTTACCATTATAGTTTGATGAGTTTTCAAATGCCATAGAAAATTTATAGGGTTTCAAAAAATTACACTTATTAATTGAACCAAATATTGTTCCAGATTCTCCGGGAATACGAGGAGAATTATTTAAGTGATCTCCCATGGCATCAACTTTTTTATATTCATTCAATTCATTAAAAAAAGAAGTTCTGATACATTCGGGATGACCAGATCCCCTAGCAACATACGAACAAAATTTTTTCTTATAGTCAAGAATAGATAAATCTAAGTATATTTTTTTATAAAGAATTTCATCATATGATGCTGTAAATTTATACTTATAGTAATCATATGCATATAACAGAAATAAAGGGAGCCTATAGTAATTTGGTTCGTTAATATAAAAAGAAGTTAAAGCATAATCATTAACTCCAATATTGTAAAATGGTTCTCCACTAAAGTAAACCATTTTAGAATTTTGATATCTTTCTACAAAATTACCAGTTATCACTATATCTGGATCATTAGGGGTAACTTCAAGGTCATATCTTTGTGACAATGCATATGTAAAAAGATTATTTTGAATATCGAAGAGTCCCCAAAAATCAGTGAACCATAATTTTATTTTCTTCATAATTATTTTGGTTCTAAAATTATAACACCAACTTGTGGGCGACCAGTAGATTGTTCATTATACCTATAAGTATATCCATCCTCCTTATAAATCAAATCAAAGTATGGTTTGAAATAATCATAGTCATATGGATGATAATCATAATATCCACCCTGGAAATTTTTACCAGGAACATTAAAATCGTGGATTAAAATAACTGGGGGGACATCTAATTTTGATAGAAGTTCTAATTCTCTTTCGCAAACTTTATCATCTTGTCCGTGAGAATCTAAAAATGCAATTATTTTTTTACCCTGCAACAAATGAAAATTTTCAGTCAAACTAGTTGCACTGTCTCCTTGAAAGATAGTTACATTGTCTTCATTCTTAAGTCTTTCTGCGGATACAGCACAATTATCTTCATACCATTCAGTGGTAATTACAGGTATTCCAAAGCTACAAAAAAATTCTGTTGTATGCCCCTGATAAGTTCCAGTTTCTATCAATAAATCTGGAGAGTGCTTTTCAACTAATTTTGTATATTCACTTTGGAGAATTGTATCATGATTAAAAGCATCTGGATATTTGTTCATTAGAATAATAGTCATTTTATTTTTTTACAAGGTATATAGTATTATTTTATTTTTACCACATAATCACTACAAATACCAAAACAATTAGTTACCTTTAAATCTGAAAGATTATTTTTCTGATTTATTTCAGGCATAACAATAATAGATTTTGGTGTATAAGATTTCCCAGGATAAGTCCATATGTAACCTTTGCTCGTTAGAGTAAAGTCATCTTCTTGATGCCAAAAATAATTATATCCACCGGTATTATTGACAAAATGATATAAAGAATCAATGTTTTTACAATGTATCCACAAGTTATCCATACGTTGAGCTAACCAATATGGAGTAACCACATATTGTGGTTCATCGTGTCCGAGATAAAAATCATTTTTAAAAACATCATAATAGATATCAACCTCAACATCATACCCAGCATCAATTGCTTCATCAATATAATCTGGAGAATTTTCTCTCAATGGATTGGAACCATCAATATTTCCCCTATGTGCAATTAGTTTCATTCTTTATAATGCTCCAAGAAATAATTTAAATCTTCAGGGGTTCCAATTCCCCACATTCCATCATGTTCAATTTCTTTAATTCTAATTTTTTTGCCATCAGAAATTGCTTCATTGAATACTGGACAAACATAAAATTCGTTATTAACCCGAATATTATTTTCAATCATTTGTTCTGCATATTTTACATAGTCAGAACCTTTTTTCCAGTAATAAATTCCGACTGTTGCATGTTCTGAGATTGGTTTCTTCTCTGCAACTTCACTCACATACCCATCTTCACCCAACTTAGCATAAGACCATTTTGGATGTGTTGCAGGAAATGTCAGAATACCACCATCACAATCTCCATTCTGAAAAGCATATAGAGTTTCATTTGAATCCCAAACAACAAACTGATCAGAGTTTGCCATTACTAATGGTTCATCATTGTCAATAAATTCCTTAGCGAGCAGTGTGGTACATGCCGCACCCTCAGTAATACCATCAACCTGAACAATATTACAGTTGGGAGCAATTAAAGGTAAAAGGTAGTTAAGGTTATACTTTTCATAGTGTTCTTTTTGAACTATAAAAGTGTAATTTGCTTTGATGTTCAGGTTCTCAACTACCACTTGAATCATGGGTTTTCCCTTAACTTCAATCAGAGGTTTGGGGAAGGTATAACCCTGACTGGCAAATCTACTACCAGCACCAGCCATAGGAATTAAAACATTCATAGTCTTACTCTCCCATGCAACTTTTTGTTTTGTTCCGTTCAGAATCTTTTTAATTTTATTAATTTTTTCTTGATTTAAATCTTTTCTATTTTCAACTGCTACCAAATGTGCTTTACTATCTAAGGCACCTTGTCTACCAATATGACTATCTTCAACAATCACAGTATCTGTAGGAAGAGCACCAAGAGCAGTCATACACTTCCAATACATTTCTGGAAATGGTTTGTTCCTGATTACATCTTCATTGGACACGTACATGTCCACAAACTCCAATACTCCTAATCTTAATAAAAGTATTTTAACAGTATTCCTAATAGAATTTGATGCAACTGCAATTTTATATCCAGAATCTACAAGTTGTTGGAAATATCCCATCAACTCATAATCCTTTGCTACACAATCATTAAAGATTTTGAGAGTTGCTTCTTGCTTGTCTCTCCAAATTTTCTCATACGTCTCTACAGGAAGAGATTTATTTCTCGTGAGAAGTTCTAGTTTTGCTGTAGTAGGAAGACCATCATAGATGCTTACATGCTCTTCTCTACTTATTGCATACTTGTCCCCAAGTGCCTGATTTAATGCTTCATAGTGATAGTCTTTACTATCAATAAGAACACCATCTAAATCAAAAATTACTAATTTAGTCATTCTTATAAAATATCAATCAAGTTTATTCTGAAGTTTTTTCATTATCATTATTTATTTTATCACGTATTACCAATATTGCTAGAAAGAATTTGACTTTCATTCATATGAAAAACTTTAACGTTTTTATCATATAAATGATGAGAAAGAATATTTTCACCTACCCACATTTTATAGCCACCATCGGCAGAATCTCTGTAATTAAAATTAGGATCTTTACTATATTGTTCAAAAAATTTAAAGGCACTTGAATAAACATCCATATTTTTTGAGGAAGAAATAATAAATTTGTCGTCTGTTATATGTTCTCTGTAGTGTTGAGCATAAAGATAATTCATATCCAATTTTTCTAAATCAATATTAAATCTATTAAACTTGGCATCAAATCTAGATTTAATTACAACATCATAGATAAAGTTATTTTCTTTTTCATAAATTTTTTTTAAATTATTACACATCATAATAGAGTAAAACATACTATGCACATATTGAGGAAAGCAAGGTCCATAGTCAATATAGTCAAAAGTATCAAACTCAATTTGTTTTTGATGCATAAAAATTTTAGGAGAGTAATACTTTACTATAGTCTCTAAAGTATTTTCTTTCCATATATACTTTCTACCATAATTTAAATTTGGACTTAAAACCATTGATTCATTTTTCATTGAATCATCCCACCAAGTATGAACAAAACAATCAATGTCATACTTAGATAATAAGTTACGATTTATTTGCTCATAACCTTCGTCCAAATATCTAGGTTGTCCGGATAAACATAAAGCTATTTTCATAATTTCAATTACTCAAAAAATCTAAAATTTTCTTTTTATCGATTCCAACAGAATTTACAGCTTTATCATCAATTAAAATATCATAATGAATTTTACCCATAACTAAAGAATCATATTTCAATCCCCAAGAATTTAATTGATTAATAGTTTTTTCATAGAGATTTGCATATACATCAGATACATTAGCACTATATTGTGACATCCCCCTAGCAGTGTATATTACTATTGTATTACCATCCATGTAGAGACTATTTACTATTTCAATAATTTCTTCGTTTGGATAGCAATAATCATACTTATTTGGACCAAGATGCTCATACCCAGACAGGCGATGGCAAATTACATCATCAAGATCAAATGCAATAGTTTTTAGTTTGTTCATTGAGTAATTTTAATTGTGAACTAATTCTTTTTTGAATTTTTTTATCTGCATCAGGAAAATGATTTTTTATTTTTTCAATAAAATTATCTTGAGATAAAATGTAATGGCAACAAGTAATAATTAATTGCTCCTTTGAAATTCTTGTAATATCAGGAATCCACTTTTTCCACTTACCAGAATTATAACATATTTGATACAACTCTTCAAACAATTCTGGATTATCTTTACAGGAATCCAAATAAAATTCTGATTCTATCTGACCATACTCTGGTGCAATGTTAATGGCATCAAGTCCAGATTCAAATCTCATCTCAACATCAAAAGAATCTGTTAGATAGTCTCCATTATGCTCTTTACTCATCAATCCATAATTCTTTACAATTTCAACAAATTTTATCAATCGGTTACTATTAAAATTACCAGTATTTGTTCTGGTTGCCAAATCTAGTCCAGTTCCAGACTGAACAACTGCATATTTAATTTGGTTAAATTGCTCAACTCTCAATCTAATTTTTAAGTATCCTAAGAACCAATTAAGGTGCTCTGGTTCATATTTAAAAATTGCCTGCTCAGTCCCAACTTCATATGTAATGTCAGGATTAATCTCAAATAATCTTTCAATAATATTTCCAGTTTTTTCCGCTGCCTGATAGATTGTTTGACAACTTCTAAAAGGGTCAATATGAATTAAATCAAAATATTTTGTATCTTCTTCAAAAGATTGAGCACCATCATCTTCTACTTGACCTTGATATTGCCCCCCGTGATCTCTACAAATTAAGATTGAAGAATTTTTTGATTTAACATATTCAGAAAATTTTTGAGTGTCCCATTTATTAACATATCCGCCAGAAAAGTCAACCTGTCGTCTGGAAGGAATTAGTCCAATAGAATGTTTTTGACCATGTTTAATTACACAATCAACAACATTCTTACTCATTGGACCTATGTAATATTTGGGAAAATTCATTTAAAAAGTTTACAAAATAAATTATACTTACCAAAATAATATAAAAACATATCTAATGGATGCTCATGCAATGGGGACATATTAATCCATATTAGTGATGTAAGAATTTCTATTTGCTTATAATCAATAGTATTCTTAGCACAATATTCTTCTAAAATTAATCTACAATCAAATAATGATTTTTTAATAAGAATATCACAATTTATTCCATTTGTAAAATTTATAGAATATAAATTTTTAGCAAGTATTTCATGATTCATTATTAAATTGTGATTAAGTTTAGCTAGGTCATAATTCATATCACCAGCATCTAAACTTCCATTGAAATCTTGCCTCCAATCAATTAATGTAAATTCATTATCAGTAATTAAAATATTATCTAATATAAAATCACCATGAAATCCTGTTGGATTTTTTCCAAATAAAGAAGCAAAGTCAATATTATCAAGAAGTTTCTCAATAGATGGTATGGAATATCCATTAATTATATCAGTTCCATCTTCAAGATGATATTTTTCTAAAAATTTATTTGCTCTTAAAATAGTTTTTTCTTTATAAAAAGATAAACAATTTTTTTCATAATCTTTGTCTTCTTTAGTAATCCATAATTTTTCAGAAGCCCAATTTAATAGATTTGAAAATTTATTTAAATTAATAGCATTAGATAGAAGGTCCCCAGTAACATAAGAATACTTATAAAAATTTTCAGTGCTTTCCAAAAGTTTAGGAATAAGACCTTCTAAACTTTTACTTCTCAAAACTCTATCAGAGCATATTTTTTTATTATAAAAAAACTTAATAACAAAATCAGAGAATACAAAAATATTTTCATCCTCCTTATCAAGAACATGAATTGTCCCTTTAATTTTAGAACGAGTTCTTTTTAGTGAATCAACATTTCCAATATCATACCATTCATCAAGATGAACTATAGAAAAATCATTCATTTTACGAATAACATGACAATCACTTAAGTCACTAGTATTTAAAGTTGTGATAATAGTTTTACAAATATCCCAAAATACTGCATACTGTTGAATACCAGAAACACCCACATAAACAAAATCAAAATTTTGTTCGCCCTTTTCATTGATTGATGCAATTTTTCCATTAACACAATTAATAGTTCTATATGATTGACTGTTATCCCCACTACCACCAATAGACCAATTTGTTGAAAAATCTACTGAATGAATATAATTCTTTGGAAGAATTGTATCACAGGCATGAAATATAAATGGACACTGCAAATAATCTTCACACAAAGAAATGGAATAGAGTAAACTACTACCCTCTCCCATATAATTATCAACTTCAACAAATTCAATTTGTCTTTCTGGATGTGCAAGAGTCAGGTACTGTTTTACATGAGATCCATAATGACCTAACGTGACAACAAATTCAACATCATCAGGATATGTCTCAATAATATGAGATATAACCGGTTTATCTCCGACTCTAACCAAACTCTTATTTGTAAATTTTGTTAAATTGCCAAGTCTAGAACCTAATCCACTAGTTGTAAGTAAAACTTTATACTCTGCCATACTTATCTTCCAATCTTACAATATCGTCTTCGCCAAAATATTCACCAAGTTGAACTTCAACAAATACCAAATCATCTTCTCCGGTATTTGTTATTTGATGCTTCGCTTCTTTCGGAATAAAAATGACATCACCTTGTCTGTAATAATGAACTTCATCATCTACCTTGACTTTACCGGTGCCCTTAACTAATACCCAAATTTCACTTCTTTTAAAATGATACTGATAACTTGGAGACTCTCCAGATTTAATGACTATTTTTTTAACTTTGGTATATTCCTCATCCATTAGATTCGTATAAGAACCCCATGGTTTTAATACTTCTTCAGACATTTTCTTTATACCACTCATATGTGCTTGCAATACCTTCACGAAGACCAATTTTAGGTTCCCACCCAAGTGCCTTGATCTTATCTACATTCAGAACTTTTCTTGGAGTTCCATTAGGTTTGGAGGTATCCCATTCAATTTCACCAGGATATTCAACAACTCCCGCAATTGTTTCTGCAAGTTGTTTGATTGTTACATCTTCACCTGTTCCGACATTGATATGTTCAGATTCATCGTACTTCTCCATACAAACATAACATGCTTCCGCAAGGTCATCAACGTGAAGGAACTCCCGCATAGCAGATCCATCACCCCAGAGTTGCACTGTTGGACCATACCAAGGACCACCATAATCAATTACATACCCTGCTTGAGCAGCATCATGAAACTTACGAATCATTGCAGGGAGAACATGCGACGATTCCAAATCAAAGTTATCATTAGGACCATAAAGATTCGTAGGCATCAATGAGATGGCATTGAAACCATGCTGTTGCCGATATGCCTGACACATCATGATACCAGCAATCTTAGCAATTGCATAAGCATCATTTGTTGGTTCCAGAGCACCAGTCATTAACTGGTCTTCGGTAATTGGTTGAGTTGCAAACTTAGGATAGATGCAAGAAGAACCGAGAAACAGAAGTTTCTTAACACCAAAGTTGTAAGACTGCTGAATCAGATTAGTTTGAATTTGAAGATTCTCAGTCAGAAAATCTGCCTTATATGTATTGTTTGCCATAATGCCACCAACCTTAGCGGCAGCAATAAACACATACTCAGGTTCTTCTGAACAGAAATACCGTTCAGTTTCATCTTGATCTGTGAAATCTACATCATCACGAGTTCCTTTAATGATGTTAGTAAATCCTTTACTTTCAAGATTTCTAACGATTGCCGATCCAACCATTCCATTGGCACCGGCAACTAATACTCTAGAATTACTGTCCATTGATACACATATCCTCAACTAATTGTTTAAAAGAAGTTTTGGGTTCCCATCCCAATTTTTCCTTTGCCTTAGAGGCATCACCTAATAAAGTTTCCACTTCAGCAGGTCGAAAATATTTAGCGTTAACTTTTACAATGGTTTTACCAGTGAATTTATCAACACCTCTTTCAGAAATACCTTCACCCTTCCATACAATATTCATACCAAAATATGGTGCCGCTTCTTCTACAAAATCACGTACAGAATATTGCTTTCCAGTAGCAATCACATAATCTTCAGGAGTATCCTGTTGAAGCATTAACCACATTGCTTCTACAAAATCCTTAGCGTGTCCCCAGTCACGTTTTGCATTTAAGTTTCCAAGTTCAAGAACATCCTGAAAACCGGTAGAAATATTTGCAAGTCCCCGAACAATTTTTCTAGTAACAAAAGTTTCACCACGGCGAGGAGATTCATGATTAAAAAGAATACCTGTGCAAGCATACATTCCATATGCCTCACGATAGTTCTTTGTAATCCAATATCCATAAATCTTTGCTACACCATAAGGAGAGCGGGGATAAAAAGGAGTAGTTTCACTCTGAGGAGTTTCTTGAACAAGACCATAAAGTTCGCTTGTAGAAGCTTGGTAGATGCGGACACGATTCTCCATACCCAAGAGACGCACCGCCTCAAGAACACGAAGAGTTCCCACACCATCGACATCAGCAGTATATTCAGGCATCTCAAAGGATACTTTAACATGACTCTGAGCACCAAGGTTGTAAATTTCATCAGGTTGAACTTTTTGAATAACTCTGACTATATTAGTAGAATCTGTTAAGTCTCCGTAATGTAATTTAATATTTTGATATAAATGGTCAATTCTTTGAGTATTAATTTGAGAAGAACGACGAATGATACCATGTACCTCATATCCCTTCTCAAGTAGAAGTTCTGCAAGATAAGATCCGTCTTGCCCAGTAATACCAGTAATTAGTGCTCTTTTCATAGAATTTTTTGAATAAATTGATTAACAATTTCAATCTCTTTTTGGAGTCCGTTATCCATACCAATACTAAATTCGGGATTAAATCCAAATACAGTATTATACATTGGATGAACACAAAATCCATTATCAATGTAATAACACTTTTTATTATGAGCGTTTTTATATTCACTCAAAGGAACTTCATCAAATCCATCATTAGGAAGTTCTAAAATTTTACGCCAATCTTCTGTTTTAAAAGCAAAAATATTATTCGTAAAATAAGGACGATTAAATTGTTTTAGGGAATATTTTTGTTCGGATAAAAACTTATCCATAGTGTTAAGCACATAATCACTCAAAAGAAGTTGTGCCTCAACAGAAATACGAACTGGATGAATTCCACGATAGTAGTGATTAATATTAGCAACACCTTTATAATATTCTTCAGGATTCCACTCTTTAGCATCAACGGTGTGTTGATTCAATGAAGTGTAATCAACTCCCCAAAGATTATTGGGCATATACCTATTCTTAAAGAGAGAATGCAATTTCTCTTTAACTTCAATATCCTCAACATATGCCTCAATAAACTCATCCACAAGAGGGATATTAGTAGAGACCAAAGGAGACAAAAGAAGAGTATCAGGATCGTCAAGGATATTAATATTCTCAATCATATAATCCCAAACATGATTGTTCATAAAACAATCTTCATCAAGTTTGACAGAATAAGGATTTTCATCTTTACTTGCTAATTTTGCCTTAGCAAGATAATTTCCATTATAAGGAAAAATAATGACCTGAGATGCGATATCCGGATCAAGATAATCCAACCATGGTTCATCGTTTGTGGCAAGAATATTAATCTTGATTTTCTTTTTATTTTCTGGTTTGATTTTGTTCAGAAAATGAGATGTCAGACGCCAATACTCAATTGGTCTGGCGTGTGGCAAATAATCAATAGTAATCATAAATGTTCAGCGTACCAAGCAATAGTTTTATCTAGTCCTGTATCTATATCAAATCTAGGAGACCATTTTAATTCATGCCTAATTTTAGCAATATCGGTAGAATAGCGGCGGTCATGCCCAGGCCTATCTTCAACATATTCTATCATATTTTCCTGCATATTCATACGATCAAGAATCATACGAACCAAATCAATATTACGAATCTCACATTCCCCACCAATATTATATTTTTGACCGACTCTTCCTTTAAACCAAATTTCAATTAGTGCTTCACAATGGTCCTGTACATATAACCAATCCCTAACTTGCTTACCATCTCCATAGATAGGAACTTTTTTACCTTGTACTAAATTAGTAATAATCTTAGGAATCATCTTTTCAGCATATTGCCTTGGACCATAATTATTGGAGCAATTTGTAATTACTACCGGAAGTCCATAGGTATTATGATAGGCCATCACAAAATGATCGGATGCTGCCTTTGATGCGGAATATGGATTGCGTGGAGCATAGTTTGAATTCTCCGTAAAGTATCCATCTTCAATAGAACCATATACCTCATCGGTTGAAATGTGTATGAATTTTTTAACTTCATATTTTAAGGACAAATTTAAAAGATTAACTGTTCCTAAAATATTAGTGTGAATAAACTCCTTACAATCTTTAATAGAATTATCAACGTGACTCTCTGCAGCAAAATGAAAAACTACAGAAGGTTTATACTTTTTAAAAATAAATTCACAATTATGCTCTTCTAGAATATCTGTAGTGTAAAATTTTACATCATCAGGAATATTATGCCAATCTGCTGCATAGGTTAATTTGTCAACACAGACTATTTCTTCATCTGTGCAAGTAATTAAATGGTGAAGAAAATTACTTCCGATAAATCCTGCACCACCTGTAACTAAAATAGTCATGATTAATTTTGCTTCAGCGAATATTTTTCTAAAAGTTCAGGAGAATATTGTTTAATATCTTTAATATTGTTTTCTTCTCTTTTTGCTTTTTCAAGTTCATAAACTCTGTTTCTAAGTTCAGTAGTAGAATACTGATGTCTCCTTAAATGATAATGAATTTCAATATCATTGTCCATACAATATTGTTTTCCTGTAAAATCAATATCCTTATATTCTTCACTCAAAAATCTGATATGAAAAGTTTGAGTCTTAATTAAATTAAGAAGATCTGCTTCAGTGTCATAGACAAGAATCTCATCAACATACTTGCACGATTGTACTTGAACATATCTTTCATAGATTGATTGCACTGGTTTATTTTTTAAACTAGGCCTATCAACTGTTGGATCAACCTGGAGTGCTACCTTTAAATAGTCGCACATCTCCCTCTCCATTTTAAGCATTGTGACATGCCCAGCATGAAAAAGATCGAAGCAACTACAATTAAAACCTATTTTCATATTAAAAATACTTTTCTTTATTATACAAAAAAAGATGGGTTTATGCAACCCATCTCATGTAACTCAGGCTCGCCACCAATTCTTTGACTGGAAATTGGAAACCAGGCGGGAGTAACCTCCATCCGCACCACCAATTCTTTGAAGGAAAAATTGGAAACCCAAGGGGGTCATACTGACTCCACCACCTAGTTTTGAGAAACTAGGAAAAGTTGAATAAGTTTAGGAATTTCTATTGCAGCATAAAATCCACATATAACAAGTATATCCCAAAACTTATATTTAATAGCAAAGGGAATTACAAAAACATTTCCTATGCATTTAACAAATAGACCGATTTTCAAATCTCCCCAAAGCAAGAAAAAATATCCCGATAAGAGAAGAATGTTACCAATGTATCTGAATAAATCAGACTTTGACATAAGGGGTTTGCTCCCGACCAGTACTGTTATAGACCATCCGTGTCTTCATCATCCTTAATATAACAAGGGACTGTATCCGGATCTAACCATTTAGCATATTCAATGTCTTCCATTGCTAGAGAACATTGCATTCCATTATCAAAAAGATAGATGTCATTCCATCGTTTAGTATATTCATTTTTCTTTTGCAAACGATAATCAGGTTTACCATTTATTTCAAGAATACCTGCTTCAATAAAGCGATAGTCCTGGCGTTCTAGAAGAACTTTTGTCATACTTCAACTGCCTCAAGATCAGCAGCAACGTATTCCATCAGAATCTCATAGTCATCTAAAGGATCACCCGAAAATACAACTCCATATCCTTCATAGAAACGGCGAACCTTTTTATAAAGTTTCGGATTCTTTACATCAAGGTAGAAATCACCATTAGCAGCACAACGAAGAGTGCTAACATCTTTCTTGAATTTTGTGATCAGAGACATTGTTTTGTTTTGTTTGCCTTGTTATTATAGTGTGATTTGAGTTTTAAGTCAAGTGTGCCAGTGAAGAAACTGGCAAGTCGGAGTGATAGGATTTGAACCTACGACCGCCCGCTCCCAAAGCGGATGCGCTACCAAACTGCGCCACACTCCGTTACACCGTTATTTATTGTGGTGTATATACATTATACCTAATGCTGCCGGTGCTGTCAAGAGCAATCCGATAATAAAGATGCCAACCTGATTCTCCAGTACAGATTCCACAATATGAAAAATCATCTACCCCTCCAGTTTTTATATTCGTGATAAAAGTATTGGTCTACTTCAGTAAGACCGCTTAAAGGGGCGTATACACCCCAATTAGACCACTCTAAACAAAACTGTTTGATTGACCAATCAATTTTTTGGTGCCCATACATTCTAGTAAATGATGATAGGGCAAAATTATATTTTTGTTTATTTTGGATATGCATGGGTGAGTCCCCACTGAACAAACAAAGAGATAGAAGAGATTAATAAAATTGAAGATATTATAGTTTTATTCATCGTCCTCGTCCTCATATAAGGAGTTTAAAAAAATTAATTTAGAGTGATTTTAATCCATGGAAATAATGGTGGAATAACACCCACTAGTCGGAGGAGTCCCTCAGCAAATAAAGAAAGAACCACCCAACCGACGCACATACTAATGATAGAAGCATTACGGTTGTGTCGTCGTATTGCTGCATCAATCATCTCCTGAACTTCTGAACGACTCACATATTCATAATCAAAGGGTTCCATCACTTATCATCTCCAAAAAACTTTGCCATAGGATCTTTTTTAGTCCTGACAATTTCACATGCCCTTTTGTAGAACATGTTATTTGTTTTACCAGAGGCTTCAAAAGTTGCCTTGATCTTCACCCAGTTATCATAGGTGTGCTGATCCATAGCCTTAAAGTTGAATACTACTAGTTATATTAGTGAGTAATTTCAACTTGTCAATTATGTGTTGAATTCAAAAAACTCTTTAAGAAAATGTAAAAATTTGTTGTATTTCTAAACGGAAAGAACAGGAATCGAACCTGCGAGGGCGTTAACCCCAGCCGCTTTCAAGGCGGTGTCCTCGACCAACCGGACTCTTTCCAATAAAAGTCCTCAACGGACTTCAAAATCTAAACGTTTTACTTTACGTTGACGACGTGCTTCTTGCCAAGCAATGTCTTCATTAGTAAGAAAATTAGTTTTTGATTTATTATTATAAAAGTTTAGCATAACAACTTGCGATAAGTCAACTGCTGAAATAACTCCACCACGAATAGTTGCCATATTAGAGCAACCACATGTTACAGTTTTACTAGGATGCCCTTCCAACTCTCTACCACAAGAGCGGCATCTTATTCTTAAGTTTTCCATTTTTCATTATCCAATAAATTATTTTTCAGTAAATGACCTTAAGAACCAGATAAACTTACCGTGTGCTTCATTAAGGTCATCAAGAAGATTTGTAGTTCCTCTTGATTTTAATTCTTCTGCAACTTCTGCTGCTTCAGAAAACATTTCTACAACTTTTTTATGATCATCTAAAAGGTCTTGAATCATTTCCATTTCAGAAAGTCCACTTTTTGCTTCAGTCACTCTTGATACTTCAGCAACTCTTGAAAGTGAACTAATCGGTTTTGCTCCAAGGAAACGAATATGTTCAGAGATTCTGTCAATTTCCTCAAATAAGTCTGTGTATTGCTCACCAAACATAGTATGAACTTGATAGAAATCAGGTCCAGTAATATGCCAATGATATACCCAGGTCTTCTGGAAAAGAACAAAAAGACTTGCTTGAGTATCAGAAAGAATTTTAAATAACTTTTCCATTATACCAGTTTTTTAGGTATTTATAATATGGGCGATACTGGATTTGAACCAGTGACCATCTCCGTGTAAAGGAGGCACTCTACCACTGAGTTAATCGCCCGATTTACTACGATTGTAGTATATACTCTACAGTATTGGCAATATCATTCATGGCATCACGAAGATTTTCTCTTTGACCTGACTCTTGTTTAACAATAGGACGATGATCGTCGATTAAAGTCCAACGCCACTGCTTCATACCCTCACAATACCAGAGATTAATTTTCATTTTTAGAATGTTCTAGTTTAATCCAATTTATAAGAGCATTAATTTCTAACCATTCTTCCTGGTTCATTAACGGTCCAAATTCATCAAGATAAAAACTCAATGCTTTAATGGTCAATTGCCTATCACGTTGGGAAATAAGAGACATAATCCTCCTAACTCATGATTTATAATACATTAAAAAGGGGGTTGTGTCAACCCCCTCAGTTACTTTATGTAGGTATCCTATCAGAAAGTAAACTTGGTCTGGATTACACCACCCCACTTGCTGCTGTCCTGATAACGTTGATTGTTTTCAACGTAGAACAGAGCAGGAGTGATGCTGATGTTGTCGGTAACTTGGAACTTGTAGAAGAACTCAAGCATCGTGGCATCAGATACACCAGCGGTTTCAGCAGAAGGTGCTTGTCCAACAGCAACACCAGCGGTGTTACCAGCAACAAAAGCATCTGCCCACTGAAGACCAACGAACCAGGAATCGGAATCGGTTGCATCAGTAGAACCAACAGCACCATTCACGAAGTTATATCCGTAACCAGCACTGATGGAGGGAACCCAACCAGATTCAGAAGGTTGCCAGTATGCGTTAAGAGCAATGGCATTGGACTCTTGACCATCTACAAGAGCACCAGAGGCACCCAGGAGACCGTTGTAGGTGCGAGGACGAGTGCCCTCAGAACCGTAACGATAACCAACACCAACACCCCAGTTAGATGCCTTATAACCAACCTGAGCAAGGAAGTTCAGAGCACCATCGGAGTCAAATACACCAGTTGAAGTGTCATCACCGTTCTGAGCAACATAGTTCAGACCAGCAACGAAACCGTTCTTACCGACATACTGAGCACCGACACCAGCACCAGTTGCCTTGTTATAGACACCAGGAGCACCAGCAACAGCAAAGAAGTCAAGGATTTCCGACTTATAAGCAGAAGGAACCCATGCCATCTCAGTGTTACGAACCAGAGCACCGGCAGTCAGAGTTACACTATCACTCACAGGGAACTGATAGTACAAACGGTCAATTACGACTGTATCATTGTTATTGGTCGTAGTGTTGTCTGCCTTGTCCAGTTTGAACAGGGAAGAAGAAGAAGCAAAAGGATCGGTGCTGAAGTTAGAAGAACGAAGACGGGTACGGAGTAAATCCTGACCAGTGAACGAAGTATCAAAGTTCAGACGAACATCATAGTTAAATGCGGTATTACCCACATCAGCACCAGCATTGGTTTCAAGACTGGGAACGCCACCAAGAACAAAGTTTACCTCACCCTTGAGTTTAGTTGTGGTAGAGAATTGTGTTGCTTCCAAGTTTCCAACACGACCCTCCAGACCATCAACACGACCCTTGAGTACGGCAAGTTCGGTTTGGAATTCGTTCAGCA